GTGCAGGGGAATCCGCCGTGTATGATGTCAACCAAGCCCGCCACGCTGTGGCCATCGAAGGTTGAGACATCAGACCAAATTGCAGCCGGTGAAAGCGATCCGTCTGCAAAACGCGCCGCAAGAATCGCGGCTGCGGTTGCTTCCCGTTCAACGTAAGCGACCGGGCGACACTCTCCCAATCCGAGGAAGTCGGCGGCGAGTTCGACGGCGAGGTCGAGCCCTCCGCATCCGCTGAATAGGCTGAGGGTATGTAGAGCCACACTGTTACGCCGCCCCGACAGTGAGGTGGCCACCAGGTGAGCAAAGCCGCCCAACCAGCCCAAAGCCACTTACTGAAACGCCGCAACGGTCCGCAAAACCGTTATTCACCAGTTCGCCTTTCATTTATATACCCTCAGGCCGGCCCATGAAAACATCCTTGTCGAACATACTTAATTGGTCGGTTTCCATGTCCCGCAAATCGGCGAGCCCCATATTACGGACGGCTTGGCGATAATAGCTATCCTTAAGCTCCGCGCCGATGGCCTTCCTGCCATTCACCACCGCTCCGTACGCTTCTGACCCCACTCCCATAAATGGCGTCAATACGACCTCGCCAGGGTTACTCCGCAGTATCACTGTGCGTTCGATGACGTCCAGTTGTAGAGGGTGAACGTGGCGCTCATCCTCACTGTCCCGAGCCTCTTTGTAGGGCAGCACTCTCGATATGTCGATGTCGTCCCAAAACGCTGAGGCATATTGGCGCCAAATCCAATGGCTCAGTCTGTTTTCGGTTTGCTTGCCCTTCCATCCCTTAAATTGCTTCAGATCCGATGGGACTTCGCGCGTGCCGATATACCTGCTTAATCCCTCTGGGTGCGTGATTGGTACCGGGTTCTCGCCTTTTTTGCGAAACAGTAACACATAGTCCGCGGACGCCACATCACATAGTGAGGAGTCCTCAACTATCGTGCGATGCTCAAGCCCCTTGGCCATGGTGCGCAACCGCACAGCTAGCGGCTCTTTCCATACGTGATACCTACACCAGTAAGTAAAACCTAGCCGCTCATGCAACCGAATGATGTCGCCTGGGAAGTCCTTGAGCCCCGCAGAGTTGGCGCCGTTGTTTGGAACATCCATGCAATGCACGGCAGTATGCCGACCGGGCATAGTCACCCGCTTAATTTGGTCCACCACGTAAGCGTAATGCTTGAAAAACTCATCGTAACTTGAGCAGTTAGATAGATCCGCCTCCGAGGAGCTGTAGTGGTATAGCCCGCAGAATGGCGGCGAGTATACCGATAGGTGTACCGAGTCTTTTGGCAATCCGCCCATCACCTCTACGCAATCGCCGTTGTAAATTGCATAGTTATCTGTAATCGTTTGGTTATTCACAGCCACGTAGGAACCTCTATTTTCTTATCAAATGATCGTCCGCGCTCAATTGTTAGTTCGTTGCTCATTAGCTCAATTAACCTAGCAAACATGACCTCGGCCTGGGTCGTCTTGCGTTGAAGATTGGCCAGCACTCCAGATTGACCCTCGGTAGTAATCATGCGGCCATAGACCCGTTGCGTCTGACCAAATCGCCATAATCGACGAACCGATTGGTAATATTGCTCAAACGAATGAGACGGGAACGATGTGAAATGGTTTGCGTGCTGCCAATTCAGCCCAAACCCCGCAACTGATGCCTTAGTAACCATGGCTGAATACGATCCTGACTGGAAGGCCCGAAACTTTTCCTCCTTGAGTTCTTCGCTGTCAGACCCGGAAACGTGTACAGAGTTGGGTATCAATTTGTGAAGCAAATCGCCCTCTGCGTTTAGGTGGCACCAAGCAACCGAGCTACCCTTGTGGTCGATAATGAACCTTGCGGCCATTTCGCACCGCTCGGTTAATGTGCGGCGAAGGTCCTCCCGCTGCTCGTCAAGCGTAACTGCGGGAGTGTCAAATAGGAACCCGTCGCGCTTTACTTTCGTTTGCACCACGTGCTCCGACACTGCCAACTCCGGCAAAATAAACCCGTCGTCGCTAAAGTCGCCGACGTCAGACGGCTTGCGGCAGGCGCGCATCCATGAGCATACCCACCGCCAGAAGTCGCGCTCCGCATAATCGCGCAATCGGTATTTCAACCGACCCCATCCCTGGAAGGCATCGCCATCGGTTTGTTTGAAAAACTTGGTCACCATATCCTGAAACCCTAGTTCCCCTAGCGCTTCAGATGCAGTGCCGAGCTCCATGTAGTCATTGGGCGCCGCCGTGGCCGTGCATAGTAGCCGATATGGCATGGCCCGCATAAACTCGGTGACTAGTTGCCGAGTCTTGCCCTTGCTGTTCTTCAAAATGCTGGACTCATCGCAGATCACCCCGACGAAATCGTTTTTATCAAAGTGATGGAGCCGCTCATAATTTGCGACAACGATACGCGCGGCCTTGTCGTGACTGCAATCGTCGATGCCAAACTTATGCGACTCGGCAATGGTTTGCCATCCGACCGCAATCGGCGTCAGTAGTAGCACTCGCCCGTTTGTTTTCCTTACTACGTTATCGCCCCATGCCAATTGTATGGCTGTCTTTCCTAGTCCACAATCGGCGGTAATCTGAGCCCGACCCTTCCATAGAGCGTATTCCGTAAGCGCCCCTTGGAATGCAAACCGCCCATCTAGGAACCGATGATGGGTTACCGATTTGAACCCATGGCTTTCGGACACCTGGGCCTTTCCGGATAGGTATTCTCTATATTGTGATTCTTGCTCGCTCATGGCGTCGTCACCGGAGCCGCGGGAATCGCCATCCAGTGGGTCGGCTGTATCTTGACTTTTTCAAAGAAGTCGTTCACCCATTGGACAGCTAAATTCTCCCAGTAGCCGGTTTCAAACTCCGAACCGTCAAATAACAGCACCGTCCTGCCATCCCTGGGAGCGGTCTCAATTGGCTGCCAGCGCGAAGCCAAGTAGGCCTCAGCCAGCGTGGTCGCCGCCCCAGCGTAGTTACCTCCTAATGGGCGGTCGTGGCGATTTCCGCGCCACTCTGCGGTTCCGAGAGCCCACTTAATTCGATCTTCGTTACTCACTTATGCTCCTAATCCTGATCACGCACCCAGGCCGGTCGAGAGCGTCATCGCCTTCGTTTGGGTACCGCTTGGCTAACTTGTCGTATTGGGTCACTAGCGAATCATCCGCCCAGCAGCCGATATCAGACAAGGCATCTTCCGTTGATCGCGCGAGCTTCGACAAGTCTGGGCGAGTGCCGTGGCACGCATACTTCGGACGCTTCGGCTTGGCAAAAGTAAAGGTCATTTCCACCCTCACCGGGGTGACGAACATTGGAAAGAACCCAGGGTATCGCATGCTAACGGCATCCAGATAAGCCCACCGCACGGCCTCGCGCCATGGCTTGACCTTCTTACTCGACTCGACCAAAATGCCGCGCCCGGTTTTGGTATGCCCCTTGAATGACTTGGAGCCCTGCGGCCCCGGAATCCCATAGACGACAATCGTGATCATGCCCGCCCCTTTCTTTTTCTTTTCGGCCTGGCCTTTTCTATCGCCAGCTTGCCGCACGCCTTGCCGCAATATTTCTGTGTGAGCAGCGAGCCGACCGGGATCGTGCCCTTGCACCCTGGGTAAGTGCATGGCCAAGGCGATTCCGTGCGCGGCGACTTCTCGCGCTTCGCTAGCTTGAGCTTGTTGTTGTGCGCTCTTTCGCACTGCCTCGTAGCGAATTTCGCGCCGATCCGAGCGACTACGGTGACGCCGCAGCCGCAATGACACGGCCCACGGTCTTTACGCGTGTGCCAGCCAGCAGACGCCGGGATTGGCGGCAGCTCATCGACCTTGATAGGCTCGTCCCAGATGGTCAGCCCCCCGCCCTCGAAGCGCGGGTAGTGGAATTTGACTCTCACCACGTCCTTCATCGCGAGCCGTAGCGAAACGTCTAGGCTCATGGCGCAGCCTCGTAGGAGCCAAGGAACATCTCTCTTGAGCCCTTGCGATTGCCTCTCCGCAAAAACTCGAAAACAGGCCCTTTCGGCTTCATATCTTCCCATAGCGACGTTGTGGGCGGAATTGGCGAACGTGTTACTTCCGTGCATTCGACTTCCTTGCCGTCTGCATCTGTGTATATGACCGTCCCGTAAAGCGTCGAGCTTTTCTGAGAAAACCAGCCAAACTTTTGAACCGGCATCATTTTGCTCCGGTGTCTTCAAATAAACCCGCGACGTCCTCATCAGTGATGCCGAGCCATCCCCACTGGTCCTCGACAATGGCCGGCCCAGGCGGCGCAATCCAGCCCTCGGATTTGGCCCGCTCGACCAGTAAGTGAAGGCCGGCCAAGAACACATCCAGCGCCGCCGCTAGCTTCACTTGGAAGTCAGGCACAGCGTAGCAACGAACCTGGACCATCGGCAGGCCCGCGCTGTAGCCTACG